TTCGCTGATAGCATCTTGGACGGAATTCCAGGAGGGCAGATATGAATATTTTATTAATCATTATCACTTCCATCTTAATTCTTGTTGGTGGTTCAATTGGTTATCTTTTTAATCTTTTCATTAATGGGCTAAACTGGGAAGAAGAAATAGAGGATGATACCAAACTAAAAAAGCATTCTGCGGTGAATCATTCTATATATCTTTCAATGGATACAACCAACAAAACAGAATTAAAAGATTTAAACAAACAAACAAAAAAAGAAAGGGGATTGATTAAAAGGGATAGAATAGAAAGAATCGAAAAATCTATTTATTCTATATATAATTCTTCTAATGATATAAATAAACCATCTATTAGTGAAAGGGATAAAGAAAGGAATAAAGGTCAGAAAAAAGGGGGAAAGACCAAAGGGGAAAAAGGTCAAGAAAAAGGTATCTCGAATCCATTCCAAGAGTCCCCCAGGGAAAAGGACGTAAAAACCGAAAACTGGCTATTACGTGAAGATCGGTTCTCCGTTCAAGAGTATTCGCCTAATCTGGACAAACTAAAAGATTCAAAGGAAGGGAAATTCCCATATCTGGAAGATCAGAGATTCATATCACCTTGCCCCCACACCACTGAAAAGATAGCAAAGAAACTCAGGCAAGATATTGTTGATTGTTTTGGAGAAAGATAATGACTGTTTTCAGAAATAACCCAGGGCATTCAATTAAGGCTAAAAAGCCAGATACGGTCAAGATGCTCTCCAAAACAAAAAGATGGTCACCACTGAAAGATCATCCTACCCAGGTGGCCCTTTGGAGATCACGCCACAGATTCAATATAGTCCCGGCAGGCCGACGATCAGGAAAAACCGAAATTGTGGGTAAACGAAAACAGGTTTTAAGATTCATGCTTTGCCATGATAAAAGATTTCCACAATTCCATTCTAAATATGAAGATCCAAAATATTTCATAGGGGCACCAACAAGAGACCAGGTAAAAAGGATTTACTGGCAAGATGTGAAAAGTTTGGTTCCTGTTGGTTTTCTCGCTAAGCCACCAAATGAATCCAATTTGGTTTTAACCGGTAAAAATGGTGCTGAACTTCACCTCCTTGGATTGGATAAGCCGGAAAGAATTGAGGGCTCTCCTTGGGACTGGGGCGTTGTTGATGAGATCGGTAACGTTAAAAAGAATGCCTGGCAAGCAAATATCAGACCGGCCCTTTCCGATAGAAAAGGGGGATGCGATTTTATAGGAGTTCCGGAGGGCCGAAACCATTATTATGAGATGTGGAGCAAAGCCAGGGCTGATAAAACCGGAGACTGGGGAGCTTACCACTGGATATCAGCAGACATTCTTGATGAATCAGAGATTGCAGCGGCTAAAGCTGATCTGGATGAATTGGTTTATCTGCAAGAGTATGAAGCATCTTTTGTTAATTTCACAGGGCAATGCTATTACAATTTTGATGAAACCATTCATTGTGGAGCTTTTAAGCAATTCTATAATCCGAAGAAACCGATATCATTTCACTTCGATTTCAATGTGGCCCCAGGGGTAGCGGTTATTGCTCAGGAAATGGGAGCAGACGTATTTAAGGTTGCCCCAGGCAAGACGATTACAGTTGCCATAGGGGAAGTTTATATTCCAAGGAATAGTACCACCCCAAGAGTCTGCCAAAAGCTCATAAAGGATTGGGGACGGCATCAAAGCAATATCATCTGTTATGGGGATGCCACCGGTGGAGCAAAAGGTTCTGCTAAAGTTCGTGGTTCTGACTGGGATTTGATCAAACAGGAATTGATGCCATATATTGGAGATCGATTATATTTCAAAGTTCCGAAAGCCAACCCACAGGAAAGGCAGCGGGTTAATTCGGTGAATAGCCGATTAAAGTCAGCAACTGGTGATGTAAAATTGATGATTGATGGAAAAGAATGCCCTCATCTGGTAAAGGACTTGGAAGGGGTCACTGTGATTGAAGGAGGAGCCGGTGAGATCGATAAAAAAGCAGATCCTAATCTAACCCATATATCTGATGCTTTTGGCTATTATATCCACAGAGAATTTCCTGTTTTCCAATATTGGGGAGCTGATGATATTCAACAAGCAATGCAAAAGATCAAAGGGAGTAATTAAAATGTGTCGAGAACACGTTCATCAAAAAGCGGTTGAGGTTTTCAAGGATATTCTGCATTTAGTGGAATCCCTTAGAGAATCCAAACGGAAAGAGGATCAGGAATTCCAAGGTGATATTCGGTTTATGGTTCGCAAAATGTATGGGTTGAATCACACTTTGAATTATCTGATTTTTGTGGTTAAAGCGGACAATGCCCCATATTGCTTATCAGCCTGGGAGATATCTGCAGCATTTAAGGAACCCGGGGAAGAGTTGTTCTATTTTATTAAATCAAAGATGCTTCTAAACTCCAAAACCAGTTGGATCACTTTTCCCCTCTTTCTCCGGAAACCGATTGTTTGCCAATATGATCACATTGATAATAAGGATTTTGCCTTTTTGGAATCAACTACAGCTTTACAATCCGGTACAGGACTAAACAAACCTATACAAGATCTTACAGGACTAAACAAATCCAAACCGGTTTAAGTAAATCCAAACCGGTCCAAATAATATTTAACAGCTTCACGCATGGGCGTGAAATCTCCGAGGGGTTGGTTTTTCTGCCTTTCAGCCCCTCGGGGATCACCCATAAAGGAGATCAGATGGCGGACGGTGAAAAAATATCACTGAGAGATATAGAAGAGCACAATCAATTGATGCTTTCTATGAAGCAGGTGGTGGAGGAATTAAAGCAGGAGGCCCATGATAAGCGCCTGATGGAAGAACAATCTGGTTTGCTTTTGAAATCGGTTCAAGAATGCCTAAGTTCCATTAAAATTCAAATTGAGAGATTAAAAACTGAGCAGACCGGATTCATCGAAGCCAGACGAGACAGATCATTAAATTGTGATCGAATTCACAATGACCATGAGCAACGACTAAGGGATGTACCAGGAGGCCTCCGATGTAAAGCTAATGAAACCAGGGTGAAGCAGCTTGAAAAAAAGGTGGAAGAAGCGGCCCCTTTAAAAAGGGTGGAGGTGATAGAAACTAAGGTTGATGGATTTACTCCATTGATCTATAAAATTGTTGGTGGGGTGACCGTGATTGCATTGCTTGTCCCACCGATCATATCAGCATTATTTGCTTTTATTGTTAAGCATTTTATCAAGGGGGAATGATGAAAGCTGATTTAGAAGTGATTGATATGATTAAACCGTTTCCTGCTGAGGATATTGTGCTTGCTGCCGATAAACCCGGCCCGAAAATAGTGGTAGCCTGCTGTGCCAGATCAGGAAGCAAATATATAAAGGAATTGCTTAGAAGATTAAAAAAAGATGTGGGCCACGAAAGAATATTGCCAGATGGTATTGTATCATGGATGATAGTTCACCCGCGCCAGATTGAGCAGATAAAAGCTGTATTTGAAAAGGACACCACTTATATCCATTTAGTCAGAAACCCGGTAAAAGTGATTCAATCTTGCTCCAGGCTGCATGTTAGTGAGGGACGAATAGGATATGAGCCCTTTGTTGAATTCTTTCCAGAATATAAAGATCTTTCTCCTTATGAAATAGGAGCATATTACTGGATTGAGTGGAACAAAAGAATTCAAAAGGAATTCAACATTGATTATATTCTGAGGGTAGAGGATATGCAGCAACCTAAGCAAATTCTTGAATTTGCTAAATGGTTTAATCTTGATTTAAATAATTTGGTGGTGTGGGTGGATAAATTGGGAACGAATATTCACACTCATCCATGGAAGGAAGCCGTTGATATTGAATTAAATGGTTTATTCAGCATGGAAAAGTTATTGAAGGTTAATCCGGTGGCCTATCATGATTTAAAGCGGAATGCTTTAGAATATGGTTATCAAATTTAGGAGGTAATATGCTTGATATAGATACAGAGACCATGTTAGGGGGAGAATTGGTGATATTTCCCTGTGTTTGGCAAGAAACCTGTGATGAATATAGTGATCAATGCAATATAGATTGTGAGTATTATAAACCCGATATTAAACAACCAGAAAGGAGTTCATAATGAGGGATGTTTCAGAAAAGGAATATAGAGCAAGGTGGGATGCCGAAACTCTGGCCCAGGCTAAGGAGATCGAATCAGATCCAAACCGATTAGCCCAGGCAAAAACAGCGGCACAGCAAATGGCTGATGATGAAGCAAAGAAAACAAAGCATTTAAGGCAGGTTGCTGGCAGATCTCCCAGGAGTCAGCAAGCAGGGAATCCAAAGCCAAGGACTAACCGCCAATCGACCAGAAAAGGGCAAGGAGCGAATCCATATAATGTTTTTCAAAAAATTTAAGTGGAGAAAAAAATGCCTATTGTAAGTTCAGAAATACTTGAAGATAGTCAACAGGCGGATGGTAGGCGGCTAATCACAGAAAAGCATACAGATTCAAATGGAGTAGACCACAAAATAGTCTATATAGTGAATGCTGGAGTTGATGTTTCTGTGGCATCACGGTTCTTAGCAAGACCTATAGTAATACCAAAACGGTCATCTGGCTAAAGGATGGGGCAGCAGAATCGAATTACTCATTTACCAATAGAATCACTACTCTTGCTGGAAGAAAAGAGGACCGGCCAATATTAATCAAAGTTAGAGAGAATGTTCACGGAAACTAATAAAAATAATTAAAGGAGAAGTTATGAAAAAGTTATTTATCATTTTGGGTTTTATTTTTCTTTTGGCTTTCAATTTATGGGGGGCTAGTTCGGTTAAACTCCAAGATACTGATGGAAGACCCAGGGGAATAAAGATTAAAAATGACGGTTCACAGGACGTCAATGTGCAGGACCAGACCACAAGAGTCATCGCTTTACGATTCTCTAAAATTGATAATTTAACGGATGGATTGGCCGAAATTCCCACAGTAGGGGCTTATACGATTGTTATGAAGGCGGGGCATTCAATCGCTCCAGGAGACCATATTTCGGTTATCTATGATGATACCACAAGTGAAGATCCCCATCCACATTATTTTACCCCTGATGTGGTTTCCGTGGCGACGAATACCCTTACCTTGGATGAACCGGTTCCATATGCATTCCCTTTGGATTCTATTGTTTATTCAAGCCTGCAAAATATGAATGTAGATGGCTCCTCCACTCCCCAAATTTATCAATTGACGAATGCCTTTTCTGCCGCTGCAGATCTGACGCAATTGGTAATCCACATCACAGATGCAACGGCTATGGATGATGGGACTTTTGGTGGTATTGCCGCTTTGACCCGGGGAATGGTCTTCAGAAAGAAGTTTGCTGATAATCATTATGAAAACATCTTTAACGTTAAGACAAATGGTGAATTAGGTATTCTGTCTGGACCAAATGGAAAAGTGTATGACACAAAAGCCCCTTCTGGAATATATGGTATCACCATAAAGATTTCATTTGCTGGTCAATCTGAATACGGGGTGGCTGTTCGGCTTTTAACCGGAGAAAGCATCCAAATGCTTATTCAGGATGATTTGACCGATTTAACCAAAGTATCTGCGATGGCTCAAGGCCATTTCACTGATTAAAGAATTAAAAAAAGGAGAGAATTATGAGATTTAAAAGTTTAGTTATTTTGGCATTGATTTTTTGTTTTTTCAATTTAAATGGCGCTTTTGCCGCATCTGCTGTGAAATTATTTGATCAGGATGGTCGACCACGGGGGATCCTTATGGATGATAGTGGTGGAATATCTGGAGCCACCACAGATGAGTTTGGAATTAAAGCATCTTTTCTTGGTGATAATATTTTCCGTGGTGCCCCTATTATGATTTCATCTGAACACCATGAAATCCATTGCGGCGATTCATACGAGGCCACCCATAATACCACTTTAGGTAATGGCGCTTCAATTAAATATTTAATCATTGTTCCTGATTCTGGAGTAATTGATACTGAAAATTCAGGGAAAGACCAAACAAAAAAGATATGGCATTTTCTGGAACATGTTGAATCAGAAAGTGAATTATCGGTGGCGATATATGAGGCAGCAGATAGGGTGGCTGGGACCGCTATTTCATCTTTTAATCGAGATCGAAATAGTGGGAATACTGATACTTTGAATATAAGCCATACTCCAACAGGGGGGACAACTGATGGCTCCTTAATATGGGGGCCTTGGCGGGTCGGATCAGGTCGGACTACCCCAGGAACGAGAGGTAGAGTTGCTGAGTTCATTTTAAAAAGTAATACAAAATATATCATTTTATTAACGAATGAGACCACCTCCGATAATAACGTGAATATTGAATTTGATTATTACGTTCACCCGGGCGTTTAATTAGGAGAAAAAAATGAAATTGAATCGAGAGGAAATAAAAGCAGTTCATGCTGATTATAGGCAGAATCTTGCTTTGTGGAAGATCTATATGGCTGCTTTTGAGGGCATTGAAGCAATCGTCAAAGGGGGCTATATTCAGCAGCATGAAAGGGAACCCCAGGCGGCATACGAAAGGAGAATTGCTGATTTATATTCCTTTGGTTATTCTAAATCGGTCTGTGGAATATTCACTTATCATTTGATGAGTAAACCTCCTCAAGGCAGAAAGCTCCAGGCATTGGAGAATGACGATTTTTGGCAGATGTTTTTCAAGGATGCTAATTTGTATGGTGATGGATATGATCCCACCATGGCCAATATTGCCCTTAATGCTTCGATTCAAGGGCATATGGGTATTCTTGTGGATAAATCCCCTACTCAGTTTAAAACGCTCAAAGAACAGAAAGATGCTAAGGTCTATCCATATATTGCCACGTATCATCCTCCGGCTATTCTGGATTGGAAGTTTGCCAAGGATGAAAACCACCGCCCTTACCTGGCATATTTGAAATTGTTGGATGAAGACGGCAGGTATAGAATTTGGACTGATCAAGAGTGGGCCATCTTTGAACTCGTGGATGATCAAGGTAGACCAGAAGGACCAAATGTAAATATTGTTTCTCTTACCTCCGGGGCTACATCTCAAACAATCAGCGGGGCTAAACCTGCCCCGAATTCAAAACCGATTCCGGTTACGGTTCCATCAATGGGCGGGGAAGAAGTAGAATCCATAGCGGAAGGTGATAATTCATTGGGATTCGTTCCCTTTCTATGGCTTTATAACCTGAAAACAACTAAGCAGGGCATCGGAGAAAGCGATTTAAGCGAAATCGCAAGGATAGATATCTCCTTGGTTAAAAACGCAAGCCAAATCGAAGAAGTGATCAATTACGCGGCATTCCCAATGATGATGAAAGCTCGAAGGGATGCTGACCCGAAAAAGGCGAATGTTGATGCCCCTGATGAGGTGAGTGTTCAGGCTGTTCTTGAGTATGATCCGGAATATCCAGAATCAAAGCCGGAATGGCTCACACCAGAAGTAGAATCGGCTATCAATTCCATTTTGAAGCATATGCAATACAAGGTTGGGGAGATCTATAGAGCGGCTAATATCGGTGGGCTCGCCGGAACTGAAATATCCACCACGGCTAAATCAGGGGTGGCATTGAAATCAGAATTTCAAATTCTCAATTCTACGTTGGTCAGTAAAGCCATGAACCTTGAAAAAGCGGAAAACAAGATTCTTGAATATTGGCTGAAATGGCAGAATGAATGGGAGAAAATGAAAGACGAGGTGAACTTCGGTCGATCCAAATCATTTAATGTGGAGGACGTTGCCGCAGATCTTGAAAATGCCCTGACCTCCCAAACCATTGTGAAATCAAAAACCTTTAATGGCTTGATTCAGAAGCAGACTGCAAAACAGGTTTTGCCCAGCATGAGTGAGGAAGACCAGGATGCCGTTGACGCTGAAATTGATGAATATATTGAATCCATGCCGGAATTCGGGCAGGATACCCCACCGGATATTGAACAGGCTGATGATGAAACAAAAGTGGTAATCCAGGAAGGCATGGAAACCGAAACTGAATAATTGGAGATAAGCCATGGTGACCAAAGGTGATGTGAATGCAGCCGCTCAAGACTCAGACGAGTGGTTAAGGAAAAAGCAAAAGCTGCATATCTCCATGATTCAGAATTCCACCAAGAAACTTCAAAAGGATATTCTAAATTCATTGAATGTTCTTAAAATGGATCCAAATGGGAAACTTGATGGAATAAAAGCCAACCTGGGAACGCTGCAGACTTTACAGAAGAAAGTTGAGCAGATGTTTTACAAGGATTTCAATAATCACACCAGAAAAATTGTCCGTGATTTTAAATCAGCTCAGGCGCAGATAGAAAAGAATTATAAAATGGTTGGGGAAGCAGCCAAGTTCACCAATGTTGATCAGGAAATGATGTCTGTTCTTCGTGATGGATATTATAAGGATTATCTGGCCATTGGGGAATCCGCCAAACAGAAAGTTATTCAATCAATGTATGATAATGTGATTGGTGGGGGCTCCTTTAGTGATTTGGAGAATCAGATCAGGCAGAGTATCTTGGGATCTGCAGCAAAAGGGGTGGTGGGTGCTTCCCTGGCGAGTTATGCCACCCTATATGCTCGAGATATGATTATGAATTATCATAACGAGGTGAATATGAAAAAGGCTGAAGATCTCGGCATTGAATTATTCACCTACATGGGCACCATAATGGCTCGTTCACGGGATTTCTGCCGCCGCCGGGTAGGTAACACTTATTCCAAGAAAGAGATTAATTCATGGAAATTTAAATGGAAGGGAAAGAGTGGCCCGGCCATGACCCATCGAGGGGGATACAATTGCCGGCATCATTGGCAACCAGTCAGGAAAGAATGGCTTAATGAAAAGGATATCTTTGGTATTGATAAATTGAGTTCTCTGGATAAAGACGGAAATCCTATCAGACCTAAGCCACCTAAAGTGAAGCCACCTAAGCCACCTAAAGTGAAGCCAGGGGTTAAATCAACCGATGATCTTGATTTTGCATATAGAGTAAAAGATAAGGATTACGTTTACAATCCATTGAAGCAGGAGTTCGAGACTCCCAAAAGACCAAAAACCCCTTTAATGGCTGAAACTCTCGATCAGCAAAACTATACTAAAATTTTGCAGCAGGCGGCTGATAATAATGTGAGCAATATCACCCCTATGAAAGTACCTTTATCACGTTTAAAGACTATCAGAACTTCTTTGGTAAAGGAAAGAATTGATGAATTCGCCAATAATTTCACTGTTAAGAAATTCAATAAAGGGGGAAAGCCTTTAGCCTATCAGCTGCCCAATGGTGATCTTGTTTTGGTGAATGGAAATCATAGAATAGTGGCTGCTATGTTGGCTGGTAAAACAGAAATGAATATCAGCGTGAAAGTGATGACGGCCAGACCGAAAGTGAAGCCACCGAAGCCCAAACCAAAACCAAAACCTAAACCCAAAGTACCAAAAGTGGTTGGCAAGGGAACTATTCCAGAAGCCCCAACTGTTAAGACGATTGAAAAGGAATTAAGAAATCTTAATCAATCTCCTGAATATATGGCTTTGAAAAAGGAAGGGGAGGAAGTAAAGAAGAAGGTTGCTGCCGTTAAACAGAAAAGGGAGAAAGCGGCTGCTATTCTGAATAAGGATCCTGATAGTGATAAGGCCTATGCTGCTTATTCAAAAACCATTTCAGAATTATCAGCAGCAATGCGCCGGCAAGCTGAAATTAAGGATGAAATGAAACTGATGCGAGCCAGGAAAGTAAAGGCCTTGATTCAAACTCCTGATGCAACCGGAAAAATGAAAATAGTGTTTGGCGGAAAGATGACCAAGGCCACTAAAAATAATATTAATAAAATGAATCAGTTTGTGGAGGAAATGTATCATCCTGATGTTTTGAAAAAGATACCAACTCAAACAGTTTATTTTAAAAAGGGAATTCGGGCGTATCATCAAGGAAAGTATGATTTGCATATTGGCAATACTAAGGGGATTGCCACTTATATTCATGAGTTTAGTCATGCTGTTGAAAAGAATATCAGTGGGCTGGTTGCTAAATCAAAGAAATTCTTGAAAAAGAGGGCGGCTGGTCAACCACCTACTGAAATCTATAAAGGAAGTGGGGAGATAGGCTGGAAAGATGGGTTCTTCGATCATTATTGTGGAAAGCATTATAATTTCAATGCTACCGAATTGATTTCAATGGGAGTTCAACAAATGTATCAGAATCCCTACGGATTCCTAAAACAAGACCCTGAATATTTTGATTATATTCTCAAGGTTATATGGGGGAAAGTATGATTGAAATAAAATCATTATTGGGAAATTTTGTGATCACAAATGGTGAACTTGATTCAGATAACCCAACAATCAAAAAGGTATTTAATGATGCCCAGTCAATTGAAGTTGATCCGGCGCAGGGTGATCCTGATTTAGTGATAGGGAAAAGGATGATAGCTGTTTTGGGGAATGCCACCATTTTAGGGTATATCAATCAACAGAAAAATCCTGACACAACTTATTAAATAGAAAAAGGGGGCCGAAGCCCCCTCTATCTTTTTTATGTTGGATTGATTAACAGAATGTTTGGAGTTTTGAGTGAATAAGTTTAGGTGCCATGAATTCCATAAAAACAGTCTTACGGGTACCATTGTGATAATTATTGATGGTGGCTTCTTCCTGCTCAAAGTTAAAGGTAACATGGATATCTTTGTCCATGCATTGAATGGAGAGGATTGTTTCAGTTTTTTCATGCCCTCTATAAAGGTTTTCGTTAATGATACGGTCGATGTTTTTGTCTGTGATTGATTTGATTCTGTTGAGTTCCATGTCGTTTCCCCTTTGTTTTTGTTGTTATTGTTTCGATCTGTTAAGGATAATATACCACCTTAATTATTATGTCACGAAAAAAAGTGACATTTATTTAAATTATTTTTAGGAGGGACTATGCAGCATTTTATTCCAGATCAAAGAATTTTTAAACCACAGGAAATCTTTCCACCGCATATTATCAAGCAGCATTTGCGGGAAGGTGATTGGATAGATCCCCAAATATGGCGCCTGATGGACTCCAGGGTTCTATGGACGGCTGAGCAATTAAGAAAGCTTTTTGGTCCTATGATCGTCAACGATTATATGTGGGGCGGGGTTTTTGATGATCGTGGGTATAGGGATCCCATGACCTTAATCGATCACGCATATTATAAGGAAAGTGGGGAAATTAGGGCATCTTGGTCATCTTTCACCAGCCAGCATTGCTCTGGCCGGGCATTGGATAGTTCGTTTAAAAATATTTTGGCAGTTGATGTCAGGTCATATATAATTAGCAACCAGAATAAGGAGGAGTTTAAGTATATCACTGCAATTGAAAAGGAGGTATCATGGTTTCATTTTGATGTCAGAAATTTCAAGGCAGGAGATGCAAGATTTTTTTTATTTTAATCCTTTTTAAATTAAGACCGGCGGCTTACTTCTGAATAGAATGACCCGTCAAAATTTTAACGATCCGAATGGACAAGGAGTACAAAAATGGCACTAGTATTAGTAACTGATTCAGAAACAAATGCACCGAAGATGACCGAAGATCAAAAGATTGTTTATTATGACGATCAGGATCCCGACAAGAAAGAATTGCCGCTTGATCCGGCCGCCATGTATGTGAAAATCGGTGATCTTGGAAGGCAAAACAAAGTTGACCGTGATAAATATAAGAATCTCCGGGACACTTACGCCGACTTTAAAGATATTGAGAATATTTCCGAATGGAAAGAAAATGCTGATAAAGCTCTGGCCACCGTTGAAAACTTCAACGACAAGGACTGGATGAAAGCCGACAAAGTTGAAAAGCTCAAGGCCGACATGAAAGATTCTTATGATGCCAAATTGAGTGCTAAAGACGCCATCCTGGCGGATACCCTGAAAAGCCATGCAAATGAACTTGCTGGGAAAGACGGACAGATCAGGACTTTAATGGTTAGCAATAAATTTGCATCAAGCCCGTATTTTATTGGTGAGAAAAAGAAAACCATTTTGAATCCAGATATCGCTGAATCTTACTTCGGTAAGCATTTTAAGGTAGAGGACGATGATGGGGAGTCTGTTCTCAGGGCATATCATGCAAATGGTGAACCAATCATTTCAAAGGTCAATCCGGGTGAACCAGCGGGCTTCAATGAAGCAATGGGGATCATTCTTGACGAATATCCTGGTCGTGATGAAATTATGACTGCTCCCGGGTCTGGATCAGGTGGCCAAGGTGGAAAAGGAAATGCCGGTGATGGGGATGATCTCACATCACTAAAACAGCAACACAAAAAGGCTTTGGAAAACGGTCAGACTCAACTTGCTATAACCCTAAAGAATAAAATATTTACTTTAGAGCAAGCGGGCCGGTAAGAGTCTTTTTGTCCATTTAAGGAGAAACAAAAATGGCTAATGTAAATGCAGCGGGTACCTCTTGGAATTGTCCGAATTATACCGGTGAGCTTTATTTGATCGGTGCAAACCAAACTCCGTTTCTTAATATGATTGGTGGGCTCCAGGGCGCAGGAATCAGAACCGTATCGTCTTTTGAATTCCCTTTGGCGCAGCCCTATGCCCTTGAAGCGGCGAGCCAGCCAGCTATCACAGAAACGGCTTCCCTGACTGCTCCCACCCCGTGGACTTATGTTCGTGGTCAGGATACAAATACCTGCCAGATTTTCCAGCGGGCGGTATCTATTTCATACGCCAAGCAGTCTGTGCCTGGCTCCATCGTAGCGGATGCCACCACCGGACTGGTAGATATGAATGAAAATCAGCCTGTCCAGAATGAAAAAGATTTTCAGATTGCAGCCCATCTGCGTCAGATTGCCGTCAATTCTGATTACACTTTTCTAAACGGTGCTTATCAGAAAGTAACCAGTGCAGGCGTTGCTGCCAAAACCAGGGGAATCATTACCGCCTGTTCTACAAATACCGTGGATGCTTCAAATACGGCCCTGTCCAGAAATATGTTCAACGAACTGATCAGGAATATGGCTTCAAACGGGGCAGAATTCAGAAACCCGGTGATCTTTGTGAATGCTTTTAACAAACAGCAGATCACTGAGATTTACGGATACGCCCCTGAAGACCGGAATATCGGTGGCATGAATATTAAACAGATTGAAACTGATTTTGCTCAGTTTGGGGTGATTTGGGCTCCGAATGTCCCAGCCTCAACTCTGTTGGTAGCAGACCTTGATGTTTGTCACCCCGTATTCCTGCCGGTACCTGGTAAAGGTGTTCTTTTCTATGAAGAGCTTGCCAAAACCGGTGCTTCTGAACGCGGCCAGATTTATGGTCAGCTTGGTCTTGATTATGGCCCTGAAGAATTCCATGGTAAAATCACGAACCTGACCACTTCCCTTTAATAAGGGATTACCCGGGATCTGATACTTTAACCTTTTAAAGGGAGAATGACCATGGCAAACGAGGACTATAAAAAAGAACGGAAGTTCATGGAAACCAACCCTGCTATTTATCCAGAGCAAAGGAATTATTTTAAAGCTCTGAACAGACATCTGCAGGTGAGCGGGGTCTGGTCGACTACCACTACTTCAACGACCAGTTCCACTTCATCAACTTCATCAACTTCATCAACCACCACTTCAACTACCGCTTAATGGTGGCTTAATTTAACCATTCATAAGAAAGGCAGAAAATTATGAAACGGAATAATCCAAAAGTGAATGAAAAACAGGAGTTCAGGTTTTATAAATCGAACCTGGCCAAAGTAGTTTGGGATCCTGATAACAACCGGGCATTGGCCGATTTTGAAGGCGGATCTTTCACAACTGATGATATCAGAGTAGCAAAGATTCTGCTGGATAAAGGTTATCCTCAAATTCCCGTTGATGCGACTGAACCTCCGGATGTTTTAGTTTATATTCCTGGGGATTCCATCAATACGGAAGGGGCCAACCCTGATGATATTAAAGTTGGCGCCCACCGGGGAATCAATGAAAAGAAAGGGGTAAATGTCCCGGTTGTTCAGGAAGGCTCCACCATTTAAAGGGAGAAAGTCATGGCGACTTATTGCACAGATCAGGACCTGTTGACCTATAGAAGCAATATTCTTGACCTTGGCGTTGATGATTGGGAAAAACAGCGGCTTGAAGCATTTGATGTGATTAACCGGATGCTGGTTGCTCGCTGGTATAATCAAGCAGCCAAGGTTCAAGGGGTTGATCCTACTTTGACGCTATTTGATCCCACAAAGGTTGAGGATGGGGCGTTGACTCGTCTTGAATGTTATAAAACCTTAGAATTCGCTTATATGATTCTCATGAAAGATTGCCCTGAACCAGATGGCTTTGAAAGGAATATGGATTTGTTTGCTAAACTATTCGGCAACGAATTCGATACTATCATTGGTATGGGGCTTTCATATGATTAAAATGATTCCGGCGCAATTGAGTATGATGAATATAAGATGAATGCTCCAAGGCGTTTGTCAAGGGCGTAAAATGGCTGGCAAGATCACATTAACAATTGATGGCTTAGCAGGAATCAAACAAAAAGCAAAGGCCCTGGAAAACACGGCTTTTGCTCGCCCTATGATGGGTGATATTGGTTTCTTTGCTATGCGCCAGATTAAGGCCAGAACCATTTTAGGGGAAGATGTGGATGGTGTTGATTTTAAGCCATATAACCCCTTTTATGCCAAAGAGAGGGCCAAGGATGGGTATCAAGTAAACTTTGTTGATTTGACCCGTACTGGCTCTATGCTGTCCGCCATGACGGCTGAGTATGACCGGAATTCCGTTGATATCTTTTTTATGAATACAACCGACTCCTCCGGGGCAAGAAATCCGGAGAAAGCCTTTTTTCTGAATGAGGATCGAGAGTTCTTTGCTCTGAATCAGGATGATATAAAAGGCATAATGAAAATTGTAAGATCATATTATCAAAAACTCATTGATTCAAAAGGGTAAAGATTATGGCTGAGAATAGTAAGAGAGAGCAAATCATAACCGCTGATTATAATCTAATCACGGCAGTTCCTGCTGTGGAAACCGCTCAAAGAGTGATGCCGGATTATACCAGCTTAAAGTGCTATGCTCAAACACAATTTCCTGTTTCTGCCGTTGTCGGAAGAATGCCCACCCCATTAGAAAAGTTTAGTGATCGTCGAGTAAATGTTGATCAAATTATATCAGAATTGAAAACGGATATCTTTGTGTATTTGCAAGTAAATTCAGATATGGATTCCATGATTAGTAATGTAGCTGATGATTGCTGGGCTGCTCTATATCAAGACCAAACCCGGGACGGATTATGCATCGAGACCACCCTTGAATTAAATGAGAAGGTGAATCTGTGGAAACCTTTTGCTGCTTTCCAGATCACCGCCATTCACAAATATGTCCATGATACAGGAGGAATTTAAATGACTATTCCGCATAGCACGAGTTTATATGTTCCTGCGGGCAGGGGAATTATGTATGTGGGGCCTTGGGTTGGAACCACGCCCCCTACTTATCCCACAGCATATGAAGCCGGGTCGCTCGGTGATTTTGTCGACATCGGTAATGCTCCGTCTTTCGAGATTGAGCCGGCTACTGAAAACAGACCCCATTATTCAAGCAGGGAAGGAATCAATCTCAAAGATCTGAATCCTATCACCACCCTTGAATATTCTCTCAATTTTACCCTGGATGAAGTGGCAGCTTCCAACCTGAATATGTTTTTGCTCGGTACTTTGGATGAAGCCACCAGAACAATTGCTGGTATGCAGGGAGCGGACAAAGAATATGCCATTATCTTTGTTTCAAATAACCCCATTGGCCCACAGTCAATCGCCTTTTTCAGGAGAACGACGATTAAGCCGAATGGTCCAATGCAATTAATCGGTGATGAATATCTAACCATGTCTTATCTGGCGGAGGGGCTTGCTGATACTGCAAATCATGCATCCAGCCCGTACTTCGATTATAAGATGATCACCACGACAACCACCAGCACCACAACAACAACTGCTTAAAATAGGATAGGGACGGACAAAGATGGCAAGAAAAGTAAAGACCGTTAAAATAGAACTTGATGATGGGAGTACGAAAGATTTTACAATCAAGGAATTGTCCATTCAGGACATACTTGATTTAAGCCAGCAAAATGCTTTCTTTACGCAATCTGCGACTCCTGATGCCAAGAAATCCCAAAACGGAGAGGACCCGGCTGATACCGAAGCAGAAAAAGGACTTATGGAGGATCTGACTCAGTACGGGGCTACCATTTCTGAAATCATGGCAAAAATTTGTGATTTTCAATTAGTTGATCTTAAACCCCTGGCACCTTCCGATGTCGCAGAATTGTACGATGGTTTTAAGGAGGTGAACGCGACTTTTTTAGGAGTACTGGAAAAACTAAAAATTCCGGAAATGGTCAGCAAAACAATTCAAAAGCATATGAGCAACTTTTCAAAGATGCTTGCCATCTTATAGAAGCAGGACATACGAACGTCCTTTCCTATGGCTATAGTTTTTTTGTTATGGCTTTGAATGAGCATCAATTCATCAAAAACGATAACAGAAAGGATATGGCCATAGCTTTTAGAGTGGCCCGATTAGCAGACGACCGAAAGTGGGGTCAGTTTATGAAAAGGAGATAATGAATGGCTACCGAGAATATGAATATCAAGGTGACCTTCCAAAATGCTGCTAAACGGGGTCTTCAAAACCTGAACTCCGATTTAGGGAAGATAGGGAAAGGCGCCCAAAAATCAGCCAAGGGGTTAAACAATATGTATACCCAATTGGCTGGTGTTGCATCACTCTTAGCTGGTGGGGCTTTATTCGGTAATGCAATAAAAACTTTTGCTGATTTCGACGATAATATGAGGGCAGCAGGAGCCGTTACATCTGCCACAGCGGAAGAACTGGAGCATATGACGGAAGTGGCAAAAAAGATGGGGGCTGAAACCCGATATACTGCCTCCAATGCCGCTGAAGCCCTCCGATTTCTTGGAATGGCTGGTTTTGAAGCAGCAGAAGCAGCAGAAGCCCTACCAGGTGTTTTAAATCTTGCCGCCGCTGGTGCTCTGGAATTAGGGGATGCAGCAGATATTGCCACGAATGTTTTGAGTGCTTTTGGATTGGAAGTGGGTAATCTTGAAAGAGTTAATGATGTTCTGGCGAAAACTTTTACCTCATCTAATACCAATTTAATTGAAATTGGTGAATCATTTAAATATGTGGGCTCCCTTTCAAAAGGTGTTGGGGGTGACTTCGAAGATCTATTAGCCACTATTGGTAAACTCGGTGATGCCGGTCAAAAAGGATCCTTAGCAGGAACTAATCTCAAAAACGCAATAGGCGCTTTACTTGCTCCAACAGCCAAAGAAGCAGAAGCAATGGCAAAACTGGGAGCCAGGATTGGTCAGACGACTTTACGAGTAAAGGATTCTGAGGGTGATTTCATAGGATTTGTTGAAGTCATTAAACAATTGGAAGCCGCCGGGCTCTCCGGTGACGAAGCATTGGCAGCATTTGGGGAAAGGGCCGGCCCAGCATTACAGGCTTTGGTCAATCAGGGATCACAGGGGCTGGAAGATTTAATTAAAGAATTAAGGGCAGCGGGGGGAACCTCTAAAGAAATTGCTGATCAGATGGAAGCAGGACTTGGTGGTCAACTTAGGAAAACCGCTTCTGTAATTGAATCATTTAAAATTCAACTTGGGGAAGCCTTTGGCCCCGAGGTAACTATCGTTTTATCCACGTTTAGGGATTGGATAAGGGCTATCACCGATGCTGTAAAGCAAATGCAGGAGAATGGCAATCTCCAGGGATGGGGCGAAGGGGTTATCGAGATCTTCGACTTTATGATTACCGGTCTTACCCGAATTTATAACGGATTGTCCGCCATTTCATCATTAGCCATCGCAGCCGGGGGACTCATCACGGGTCAGTTTGATCTTGCTAAAGCTGCTATGGATGGTTTTGTTAAGGATATAAATAATCTGTATGGAACTGCGGAAGATCCTTTAGCAGAATCAGGGGGCAAAGTAGTCAGAGCCATCACAAAAGAAATGAGATCCGAGCTTGAAAAATCGGTGGAGGATACCGGGCCAATCGGAAAAGGGACTAAAAAGGTCGGTGATAAAATTGTTAAAAATATAGTTCCTGCCGCCAGCATAGAATCCATCTTGAAAGCATCTCTGATAAAAATCAATGCCGCCCTGGCTACCGAATCTGCCAAACTTGAAGCAGATTACGAAAATAAACTGATCTCATTATCCGATTATTATGACCGCAGATTATCCATTGTGGCTCAAAAGATCGAAGCTGAGAGAAAGATTTTAGAACAACAATTGGCAGCCTCGAATGATCCTGATAAAAAGGCTGCTTTGAATGCCAAATTATTCGCCCTGGATCAGGCCTACCAAACTGAAAAAATTAAACTTGCCCAGGAAGCTAAGACAGACCAGGATAAACTTGATGCTGATCTTTTGAAATCAAAAGAAAAACTAAATAAATTGAAATTGAATGCCGATAAGGCCTTACAAGATCAACAACAACGTCTTCGAGTAGAAGGTCAAACTGCTATAGAAGCAGATTTTCAAAAAGAAATAAGTGATCTGCAGAATAAGCAAAACCAGGAAATGCAGATCGTTAAAAAATTTCATGAAGAACAGCTTCAAGCCCTCCGTGATAGAAAGGCATCAGAGGCTGAAATTGAAGCGGCCACCCAGGCTGAAAAAGATGCCATTGCCGAACAATCCAGATTACAAACACTTGAAAAAGAACAGCAAGCTGCTGATCAGGCTTTGAAATTACAGGAATATCGTCTTAATAATTTCAAAACAATAGCACAGGGAACCGCTGATGTATTCACCAAATTATATCAAATGACCGGAGAAAAGAATAAAGAGTTATTTTATATAGCCAAAGCAGCTGCCCTTGCTGAGGCCACAATAAATATAGCTGCTGCTATAACAAAGGCTTTGCCAAATATTCCATTAGCCATAGCAACTGGCGCAATGGGGGCTGTCCAATTAGCAACGATTGCTTCAACAGGATTGGCTGATGGTGGTGAAGTTCCCGGGTATTCTCCTCACGCGAAAGCTGATAATATTGGAATTATGGCGACCGCCGGTGAATTTATGCAACCAGTTTCTGCCGTTGATTATTATGGCAAAGGAGTAATGGAAGCGATCAGGCGTAAATCAATTCCACGAGGGGCCTTTGCTGGATATGCTACCGGTGGATTAATCGCAAAGGGAAGGCAGAATCGTTTTGCTGATGGTGGATTGGTGAGTTCTGGTGCTCAGATGCCAGGGCAGCGCGGAAATGGATCAACTGAAATTACAATGATCAACGTTTCAGATCCAAGAGAATTAGATCAATATCTATCATCTGCCAGCGGTCAAAATGCAGTACTAAATGTGATCAATTCAAAATCAGAGGCTGTGAAACGAATCCTCAGAAGTTAGGAGAAATAATATGGCAACCGTGGTAAATGATTATTTCATGCTAAAGCCAGATTGGGCAAATATTGTTTCTTTGAAAAGGAAGTGGCACACCTCTTTACAGATTGGATTGACCAATAGAGAAAAGAGATCTGCTATTCTTTCATGGCCCAGGCGGACGCTAAGCTACTCTGTAAGCGCCGTTAAATATTCAGATATGGCTTACGTCAAGAAAAAGCTCCACCGCAATATACCGAATATTTGGGGCTGTCCTATATGGCCAAATGAAATGCACCTGACTTCAGCCGCCTTGGTAGCTGATTCTACTTTTCAAGTTGATTCCACTGAATATATGGATCTTGAAATTGGTGGTGAATTCACCATCATGACGGATAAAGATACCTATGAAATTTTAACAGTGGATTCTTTCACGGGAACAACTATCACTTCTGTTGAAAATTGCTTATATGCCTGGGGAATCAATGCCAAAGTTTACCCTATCTTAAAAGCAAGAATTAGGTCAAGTCAAAAATTCGGAAATATGACCAACCGAATGTCTGAAATTCAAATGGAATTCATGGAAGAGTTTGACCAGGGCATCACAAGAAATACCCCATCAATCAGCCATTATCCAACATTCAGAGATTACCCGGTTTTGAATACTCCTCCAAACTGGGCAAATGAATTAATCGGTGATCAATGGCATAATTCAGATCTGCTTCAATATTATGGATTGGCCACCTCCTGGACTCATCAAGATAATACAGAAATCAAATTTGAAGCGGTCTATATGCCTGATGAAAAACAGGTGATTAAGCGGTTAACAGATTTCTTTGATTATCATAAAGGAAGATGGGGAGCTTTTTGGAGACCTTCATGGGTTGATGATTTAAAGATCACTGATGCTATTTCATCAAGTGATGTGACCCTTACAATCGAAGATATCGATTTTGATGATTATTGGCTTTATACCAAGGGTGGCACCTGGATGATTATGCTTTTTCCAGATGGCACGCAGATTGAAATGGGAGTTTTGAGGGCCACCGGGACAACGATAACTTTCAATAAGCCGATTGGTAAAGATGTTTCGCTTGCTGAATTGCCAGGCATCAAGATTTGCTTTTTGAATCTTTGCCGATTTAATCAAGATGAATTAGAAGTTCAATATGTGACTGATAGCCTGGGTGATATTCAAATGAATTTCAATACCATTTCCCAGGAAGCCCCCAGCCCGACGACCACCTCAACAACGACGACCACAACTTCATCAACGACGACCACGACCTCCACAACTTCATCAACGACCTCCACGACTTCATCATCATCAACCACGACTTCAACTTCATCATCAACATCAACCACAACTTCATCAACCACCGTTACGGGCTCCACATCGACGACCTCAACGACTCATACTTATACGGCTTCCACGACTTCAACTTCATCAACCACCGTTACGGGCTCCACAACGACTTCATCATCGACGACTTCAACTTCATCAACCACCGTTACGGGTTCCACGACTTCAACTTCATCATCAACATCAACATCAACATCAACAACATCAACAACCGGATTGCCGGGAAATATGCTTGTTGAAGTCACCATTCCGGCAAGTTCGGTGGACAGCACTCTTTCCAATTATCCGTTATATGTTGATTTGAGTGATATGCCTGACCCATTTTTTAGTGTGGTCACCTCCGATGGCGGGGATATTAGATGCTATTCAGATATTTCAAAAACGACCGAAATAGCAAGAGAAGTGGTTACGATTGATACTTCTGCTAAAACCGGTCAATTGCATATGAAAGTTCCTTCGGTTTCATCATCCACAGATACCAAAGTTTATGTTTATGTTGATGGATTAGGAACTGAGCCGGCAACAAATGCTACCTATGGGCGTGATGCCGTTTGGGCTGATTATGCTGCGGTCTTTCATATGGAGCAAAGGCGCCCAACTTCGGTTGATGATGATTTTACCGGAGATAACGGAGATCCCCCTGATCCCGTTTTATGGAGATCGGCAGGTCATGATCTTGAAACAACGGGCTATTCTGTCGAGATTAATAATAATAAATTGAGGGCGACTGTCCCAAATGATTCCAATGATTTCACTTCTGAAATTAGATCAAATTTTATTTTAAGTGGTAATTTTGATATTCAAATTGATTATGCCAAGGTATCAAGTGATGCCCCATCCTCTGGTAGAAGTTATCCGGCATCATTAGTTTTGACTGATTTTGTATCTTGGATTGGTATTCGATTGACCCATGAAACAGATGATTCCCAGGATGTGTGGGTAGGGGGAACCGGGGTACTCACAGATACCGGGGCAGGGGAAACATTCACTTCTGGTAAATTTAGAATAAAACGATCAGGATCCGATTTTACTCTCTGGTATTGGAATGGATCTGATTGGACTTGGAAAGGATCTGCTGGGGGGAAAATTTACAGCGGTTCTTCCATTGGGTCAAATGATGTTGACGTCAGGATTGAATGCAATGGTGATATTGATGGCGGTTCAGTTACCGATTTTGATAATTTCACGATTACTACAGGCACGATTGAATGGCCTCCAGTTGCAATTGATTCAACTGGAAATCATAATCACGGAGTATCAGCCGGTTCAAATATGACTGAATCTGATATGGTGACTGCTCAGATTGGGGACGGATTTGATCTTGATGGATCAAATGATACTTTTGATTGCGATAATCTTAATACCCTTGATAATCTATTCGCCGGCGGGGGAACTTTTCAATGCTGGTTTGACTGTGATGTTTTATCTTTTAATAGAATCTATCACAAAGCCAATTCTTCAAATCTGGAAGGCCATTTTATTGGACTCAGAACAAGTGATCCTTATATTCAGTTTCAGCAGGATTTTACCACATCGTTCGGTAGATGGAGAATGGATGGGGAATATGTTTCAGCCGGGACTACCTACAAATTAGATTTAACTTATAACAGTGATTCAGATACGAATAATCCCCTCTTTTATTTAGATGGGGTGAATCGATCAGCCACCGAAAGTGATACCCCATCTGGATCAGCTGAGGACGATTCTGATCATGAACTTTCATTAGGGGCAAACAAGGTAGGAAGTGGTGCTTATTTTGATGGGGTTCTTGATGAGATCAGATTCAGGGAAGATATTTTAAGTGCTGATTGGATTGATGTTGAATTCCAAAATCAGGATAATCCCAGCTCCTTTTATTCAGTTAAAGATGTGGCTTTAATTTCTACGACCACGACCACGACCACAACTTCAACGACTTCAACTACCGCATCAACTTCAACCACATCGACTTCAACCACATCGACTTCAACCACATCGACTTCAACAACGGTTGCTGGCATCACGGGCTTATATGCGATCACCATTCCATCAAGTAAGGTGGATAGCACTCTTTCCAATTATCCGTTATATGTTGATTTGAGTGATATGCCTGATTCTTTCTATGATATCGTTACGGAAGATGGCGGGGATATTAGATGTTATAGCGATGCTTCTTTAACGACTGAATTAGCAAGAGAAGTGGTCACGCTTGATACCACCGCAAAAACTGGTGAATTACATATCAAGGTCCCATCTGTTTCGTCATCTGCGGATACTACCGTTTATGTTTTTGTTAATGGATTAGATACTGAGCCTGCAGTGACCGCAACCTATGGTAGAAATGCTGTTTGGTCTAATTATGCCGTCGTTTGCCATATGGAACCAGTATTTCCGGAAACGGATGATGATTTTACCGGAACAAATGGTGATGCCCCTGATTCTGATAGGTGGGCATCGGATGGGGATGTAGACATCCAAGCAAATAAATTGTTCACTACTACGGGCGGTGCAAGTTTATACGGCAGTGTCCTTTCCAATTTTGTACTTTCCGGTGATTTTGATATTCGGGTTGATTGGGAAATGCCGACGATGACCACTACTGAGAAGTGGTATACCTTTATGGTTGTCGCTGATTCTTCTGGACGATATAACCGGATTAATAGGGAATACATATCTGGCTTAAATCGATATAGGCATGCTTCTTATAATGGAACCACATGGTATACCGAGGGGTCTGCTGTTACTACTTCTGATGAATCAGGAAAATTTAGAATAGTAAGGACTTCTGGAGTTGTTAGTGTTTATTATTGGGGAGGATCGAGTTGGACTCTCCTTTCCACAGCATCCTCCTGGAATACTACCACAAATGTCACGGTTCAATTAGCATGTATTTCTACCGTTACCCAAACAGTTGAAGCAAATTTTGATAATTTTGAGGTTTATTCGGGAACTCCTGTTTGGGATCTGCCGGAGCTTTTGGATTCAACCGGAAATGGGAATGATGGGGCATCTTCTGGAACAATGAATTCATATGATATCGTTGCTGCTAAGATAGAAAATGGTATTGATTTTGATGGGACTGACGATTATATATCCTTTGGTTCTGATTCTTCCTTAGATGTTTCCACAGGAGTTGCCCAGGCCTGGATAAATTTGGATACAATGCCATCCTCTGATTATTATGCCATTCTTGGTAAAGATAATGCCGGCACAAATCCCTATGATTTTGTTATAGGGGTAGACGATGCCTTGGGAGATGTGACGGACAATCATCTTTTTGGTAGAGTTTCAAATGGATCAGGAGTGGGGACTTTTCTTGAAACAATCAGCCCGGTCAGCGCATTGACTGATTATAAAGTTGATGTGAAATTTGGAACCGGAGGGTGCGCCCTTTATTTAAATGGGGCTTTGCAAGATAGTGCTTCTGAAACAGGTGGACTATCCAACTCCAGTGCAAATTTAACTGCCTCAACTTTATATGGTTCTTCCAGATATTTAGACGGGGTTATTGATGAAATCAGGGTATGTACTCAGGCTTTATCTGCTGATTGGATTTCTACCGAATATGATAACCAGAATGACCCCTCAAATTTCTATTCAATTGTAGATATGAATGCAACGACTACAACAACCGTTTAAGGAGAAAGCATGAAAAACGTATCACAAGATTTTATAGATTCAGAGGAAGCAATCCAAAGGGAGCCAGCAGAGCTTTTCCATATTTGGAGAAATGATGATTCTCAGCATTGGTATTTGACGAGTGGAGATGCTCCTTTAACTTATGATGGAAATGAATATTCTCCAGGGACTTTGAAAAGGGGTCAGGTCACTTATAATTCTACTCTTGATGTTTCCATTGTTCAGGTTGATGCTCCCTCTTTGCTTGATCCGGTGGTTGAGTATATTGCTCAGAATCCAATAGAAATAATGTGGATTTCAATTGCTAAGATTCACCGGCAGGATTTGACCGAAGTAGATATCATTTTTGTTGGCCAAATAAAGGAAATAAATTTTAAGGGGATTCATGGGGCATGCCAATGTGTTGGTTTTGAACATTTCCTGAAAAAATCTATTCCGTTATGGCGCTATCAATTAACTTGCAATCATGCTGTATTTGATTCCAAATGCGCCTTAACAAAAGCCAGCTATGCAGTGAATACCATTATCAGTTTGGATATCACAAAAAAGGAATTAATTTCGTCGGCTTTTGGAATGTTTGATGATGGGTATTTCATTGGGGGCGAGATTGTTTTTGGAAATGAATCGAGATCGATTATTGCCCATGAAGGAAATACGGTATATCTGATGTACCCTTTTATCGAATTGGAAACAGCAGATATTGTTGACGCCTATCCTGGCTGCGATGGCAGAGCCACGACTTGTCGGGATACTTTTGATAATATTGACAACTATCTTGGATTCCCTTTTATTCCTATTGAGAATCCAGCAATCAGGGTATCATGGTGATTTATGGAATACTTTTTTGAAGATCAGGAAAATAAACAGAATTTGATTCAGATTATGACTGAATGGTTGGATACTCCTTTTAGGCATAAAACTTGCGTAAAAGGAATGGGCTGTGATTGTATCCATTTTGTTGGTGGGGTCTTGGCAGAACTTGGGCTTTGTGTGGTTAAGCGGGTGGAGCTGCCAGACTATCCAAAAGACTATCATTTGCACAATACCAAGGAATTACTTGCGGAAGGATTGGAACGGGAATTTAACGTAGAAAAATTGCGTTTAACCGATAAATTAATCACGGGTGATATTATCCTTTCTCATTATGGAAAGGCTTCTGGCCACGCTGGCTTATTTCATGATGGATATGTTTATCAGGCATTGAATAGAATAGGGGTAAAAAGAATTCGATTCACAGACCCCAAATTTCGGGCGCAAATGAAATTCGCCTATAGACTCCTTAAAGATCAGCAAAAGGGCTCTACTCAATGATTACCGATTGATTCACAAGGGTAATAAAATAATAAAGGAGATATCATGAGTTTAGGTGCACTTGTAGGCGGGGTAGCAGGCGGATTTGTTGGATTTTTCGTTGGTGGTCCGATGGGGGCTGTTTATGGGGCTTCTATCGGTTTTGCTGGGGGAATGATGCTTGACCCCGTTATGCCAGATTTACCAACTACTGGTCTTCCCAGCCCTGAAGAGCAGGTGATGACCTCGACGATCGGTGATCCAGTAAAAGACCTTTGCGGGACAGCTAAAATTACCGGGCATCTTTTGGCTTATGGGGCTGAAAGAAATGAAGCCATTTATTCTGATTCTGCCGGAGGGGGAGGAAAGGGGAGCGAGCCCGAACCTCAAATTGTGGGTTATAACTATTATATGAGTTGGGCTGTTGGAATTTGCGTTGGCCCAATTGATACCATTTATACCATTTATAAAAATAATGATATTGTGTGGGAGAATGATTCAGGGCTTGATATTCCAGCCAGCGGGGGAGTGGAAACAATTACTCTGGAAGGGATGGGATCTTGTACCTTTTATTTTGGGACGGATGATCAGGAAGCGAATGCAAATTATGGATCAATTCTTCCTGATGATACTTTGAATTCCCCCATGCGTCATTTTTGTTGGTGCTTTTTTGATGATTGCCATATTGGAGAATATAATCGAACTCCAACTATGAAATTTGTAGTCAGAAGGCAACCCTCCGTCACTCTGCCGGATGAATCAGCTGTAAGCCAGGCTTTTGATTCAAATCCAATGCATGCTATTTGGTATATTTTGAATAATCTTTGCCAGCTTGACGAAACTTGGTTAAATGAATCAGAATTTGAAGAAGTGGCTGACGTTCTCCTTTTGGAAGGCCGGGGAATTTCAATGTTAATAGATCGAGATCAAACTGCCCTTGATTATATTCAGGTAATCAATCAACATATTGACGGAATTTTGAGATATGGATCCGATGCCCAATTTCATCCTAAATTAATAAGAGACGATTATGATATTGCCACCATTCCAACATTGGATGAAGTTGATTGTCTGGATGATCCTTCTTTTACCCGAAAAAGTTGGATTGATACCCTGAATGAAACTAAAGTTCAATATACGGAAATCAAGACAATTCGTCCACCGGTTATCGTTTCTGAAAATGGTGGATACGCCCCAGGATATGGCATTGCTTATAGCCCAACCCTTGGTGGGAGCTTAGGCAGATTTGTGGTCGTCAGCATGAAAACTAGTATTGTTCGATATTCAGATGATGGTGGGGTCACTTGGGTGGATACCTCAAATAATGCTCCCGCGGAATCAATTGAATGGATTCCAGAACTTGGCGGATTCATTTGCACCTATAGTCATTCAATTGGATTTTCTGCTGACGGAATTAATTGGACGCAATCAAATTCATGTCATGAATATGATTATGTTAATGGATCAGAGATCTGTTATAGCGAACGGACAGGATTGGTTTGGGTAGTGAGTCAGCGAGGGGGCGGTTCTACTAAATGCCATACCACTTCTAATGGAACGGTTCTTAATGTTGAAACTGATATTATCGGCTATTATCATCAATGTGATGGTGGTTGTTCTGCTGGATTAAAAGATTATTTCTTTTCACCAAATTACAATCATACATTTCAATGCATTGAGCCAGATACTCACATGAATTCATGGGGGCCGGCAAGTCAATCTCCTGGCTCATTAGATAAATACCCAAGAAAAAGACTTCTTTCAAATGGAAACAATATCCTGATTTATTCCGGTTGCTATAATAGGCAAGAACTTGGCTGGGCTGCAAATGTTGGGCCGGAGGATATTCCGGTTGCCTGGAGCATTGGTACTTTTGGATATGGAAAATTTGCTGTATTTAATCCCAATACATCACTTGATGGAACCACTTTTCCAATGTATTATTCAACCGATGGGGCTGAATATAAGGATATGGAAGCAGGATTGTCAATAAGAAGTATTTGGGAAGATTGCGCAATTGGTAAAGATCGAGTGGTTACTATTCAAAGAAGTGATACTGGTCTTTGCAGAATAAGCAAGTTTAGTTAAGGGGGGGAGGAATAAAATGGCTATTGATTTTCAGCAATCAATATCAGATCCGATTTCACAAGATGTTGGGAATAAGGTTCTTCAAGATCGGACAGTCGTGAAAACGATTAAACTTGGTTTATTCACCACAAATAAAAATGCTGTATGGGCGGCAAATCAGCAATTAAGGAAAGAATCATATCCTTTAGCAATGGTTAACATTCCGGTTAATCGAAATCTCTTTAGATTGCAAGTAGGGGATGTTTTCAAATGGAGTTATTCAAAATACGGAATATCGAATATGGTTCTCCGGGTGCTACATATTGAGGAGGATTCTCTTGATACCGAAAATATCACCATTCATTGCATTGAAGATTTCTTTGCTGCCGTTTCGGCGATCAGTCAAGACGATTATACCGATCCTGATGATAATCAGATAGCCCCGCCGGATTATACGGTTAATCCTCTGGAAAGTATTAGAGTGGTGGAAGCCCCTTATGTCCTTTCACCCAACTCAACTCAACTTATCCCAATGGCTGGGAAAAACAGTGATTATTTAACCGGCTTTAACGTTTATATGAGTATCGATGATGGGGATTCCTATACCTTTCTATCTAATTCGCTCAATTTGGCAGCACATGGGACTTTAGAAGTGGCATATCCGATTACTGGGACGCTTGATGATGGCGAAGACGGGATTTTGGTAAATTTCACGGAAGGACAAGAAAGAATTGAATCAGCGGGGATGGGGGCTGTTTTAGCCGGCGAAAGCAATTTGGTATATATCAATGACGAGCTTTTATCATTCACAACTATTACTCCTATCTCCGGAGTTCAATATCGATTGACCGGAATTATCAGAAACAGATACGGAACTGAAAAGGAGCATCATTCAGGCTTAGCTGATGTTTATTTTGTTAGCAAATCCGCTGGGATGATCAGTCATTCTGAGATCATTTATGGGGCTGATAGAAAGTTCAAACTGGTCCCCTATAATGGAAAGCAAACAGGGGATATAGCAGAAGCCACTGCCATTGATTTAACTATTGCTGCTGAATCATCAACTCCATATAGACCAACGAATTTTGATTGCAATGGGGTATCCTATGCCAGCCGATACACAAGCGGGGGAAATTGCGTTCTGACCTGGACTCCAAGAAAAAGAGGGGAAGGGGCTGGTATTGGATTACCTGGGGTGGTTTTGCCGGAGACTGATCGAGAGGGGTATTTTGAGATTGAGGTTTGGGTTTCATCCGTTTTGGTCAGAACCCAATCAGCAATTAATTCCACTACCTGGACTTATACAAATGCCATGAATGTTGCCGATAATGGTACCCCGGCAGATGAAATAACTTTTAAGATTTCCAATTATCTTGAATCGGGTGGTATCACTTATGAATCAGATCAAACAACAGTAATAACCAAAAAATCATTTTAAAGGAGAAAGCAGATGACGACTGACAAATATGGATTGCATACGATTGATTATTCTGTTCAGGGATGGGATACCATTATGTCCGGTGATATGGAAACGATTGACGATGTGCTCCATACCAATTTGCTGGCCACCCTGGGGGAAACGGTAAGTCAATATGATGCCGTTGGTATTTTCATTGGAGAAACTAAATATAAAAAGGCTCAAGATGGGACCCATGATGTCCCTGCCCTGGGGCTTGCTTTGGTATCTGGTGTTTTAAATGATGAAATTAATGTTCAAAGGGTAGGGCCGGTCACGAATGGTAGCTGGTCTTGGACTCCAGGGAGAGCTGTCTATCTTTCAGCATCTGTGGCAGGAGGGCTTACGCATACCCGGGGAAGGCAATATATGGGAACTGCCATATCATCCACAACTATTATTTTATCAGGAACAATTGAACGGCATGCTTTATTGACCACTACAACTACAGTTTGAGCCAAAATTAAAATGGCGGTGTATCATGATTAATAAATACTAGAAGTATTACGTTAAAAGGAGGTTTGATTTTGGAAAAGTTTAATGAACACGCATTCAGGGTAAAGTTCAGAGCTTTCTTTGCTGTTCTTGGGTTCCTATTCGCAATGGGATTTGTCTTTGTGGCAGTCTTGAGTGAGGAAGCCCAGGGCTCAAAGTTTACTGGCACCATTCTTGGATTTATGACTGGAACTTTGGTGACCTTGATTTTCACTTATTATTTTGGTAGTTCTGAATCCCCAGGGCAGACCCCAACAGAGCAGACCCCAAAAGTGGAGCCTGAACCTGAACCTGAATTAACCAATTATGGAGCAAGGCCAGTCGCTGGGACTGGGTCAACTATAACTCATGAAATGGAGGATGAAGAAAATGAGATTTAAAAGAAATCATTTTCAAGCAGTTTTGGTTTTGGTTTTGGCTTTTATGTTAGCCAGTTGTGCCGCTCAGAAAGGAGGTAAATCTCTTTCTGAGATGTCGGATAAAGAAAAATCGGTGATCATGATGGATATTTACAATCAACAGTTCACCGATTATATGACAAAAACCGGATATACCAAAATTGGTGATAAATGGGAAAAGACGGGGGAGATTATTGACTTCACCGAAGATCAAAAGGATATCATGCGAAAGAAAAAAGAGATCCTGACGAACGTTTATCCATTGATCACCCTCTATGATTCTTATGTGGCGAATAATCGTCAAATAGACCTTGCGACCGAACAGCAGATTTTTGCTTTGCTGGATGAACTGGTTAAATTGGTCGATTAGAAAAGAGGTGATTATGGTAGATGCAGTTCTTGAAATAGCAAAAATGCTTTTAACCGCTTATTTTTCTTATGCCCGATTAAACGGAGCAACCGACGAAGAAATTGAGCGAATTTATTCTCAGGTCAAGGCATCATTCAAAACGAATACGCCTGATCAATTAGAGGATATTGAATAACCCATAACCCATAAGGGGGGGGGGGGTTCAATCCCCTTTATAACATCACCTGGCTTTTAGCCAGAAAGGAAAGAAAATGTCAAGTAAAATTATTGAGTACGCCCCTCAAGGCAAACGGCCCACCGTAGCAATTCTGACAAATTTCATGGATTTCAACCCCGGTTATTCCCTTTCAGGAATCGTCATTGATCAAGCCCATATGCTGGCTAAAAACGGTCATAGGGTTCTGATCTTTGTTTCTGAGCAATACAACGATAATTATGAAGTGGATAGTGGTCTTGCTGATCTGCAGGTCCGATTCTCTCAGATTGAAGTATTGAAGAAAACCAAATTTATCCATTTAACCGACTATACCAAAAAAGCAGCCATGTCGGATGATCACCGGATTGCTGCCAAAGAAGCAGGGGAAATCTTTGCCGATATCTTTAAACAGGAAAAAGTTGAATTCGTTTTCACTCATGATTTCGTTTTCACCGGTTGGAATCTCCCATTTGCCGAGGCTATCAAATATACGCATAATAGTCTGGTTAATGCTAAAAAGACGAAAGTGAAGTGGTTCCATTGGATTCATTCTGTACCCAGTGCCAATCGTGATTGGTGGCAGTTGGAAGCCTACGGGCAAAATCATTCTTTGGTATTCCCCAACAAGACGGAAATCATGCGGGTGGCCGAATCCTACAGAACGACCGCCAATCGGGTAAATGTGATTCCGCATATCAAGGATATTAGAAATTGGTATGATTTTGGCAAGGAATCCACCGAATTGATTGATAACTTCCCGGCAATCATGAATGCTGAAATTATCCAGGTTTACCCGTGTTCTACGGATAGAATGAGCGCAAAGCAACTTGACCTTGTTTTTAAAATCTTTGCTCATATGAAATTGTCCGGCAGAAAGAATGTATTTTTGATCATTGCCAATCAATGGGCTACTGGTCGCCAGCGCCAGGAAGATGTTGATGCTTATATTGAAAATGCGGAAAGTATTGGCCTGATCAATACCAAAGACTTCCTTTTCACTTCCAAATGGCCAGGGTTTGAAAAAGGGATTGGTAAAAGGATGCTTAGAGAATTACAATTGCTCTCCGATGTTTTCATTTTCCCAACTCGGGAAGAATCTTTTG